AAAAACAATACTTTTTTTGCGTTCATATCAATTTTGATTTATATATTTAAAACAATGTTTTTTTAATTTATAGTTATTTTTTATCTTATTTGTTGGATTGTTAATATTACAGAAGGTATTGCAGGTATATTTCCACTTGCAGGTTCGTATAATACCGTAGCGTGTCCATTTGTAGTTTGGTAAGCTAACTCATAGTAATCATTTGCAACACCTGCATCTAATATGTTTACAGTCATAATTTGTGCAGTGTTATTTGATAATACTGCTTTACTTGCACTATCACTAATGTTAGTTCCGTTTTTCTTAAACCACATATAGATAGTATCTGCTCCTGCTGATGTTTCTAATTGTGCAGAGAATTGAATATTGTAAGTTCCAGCTTGTGATAAAGTTATTTGTGAATTGTTTACAACAGATATACCTGCTACACTACCTGAATTATTAAATGTAATACTTCCACTTACTCCTGCACTTCCACTTTGAGTTGTTGTTGACCAGAACTCTGCTGCATCAAATGATGCAGATAGGATATCAGAAAGTGTTGCTTTTTTTAATTCACCAGTTGCTGTATTATATGTTACAACTGTTTCAGTTATTCCATTTTGCAAACTACCAGTAGCGATATATACTGAACCGCTGAATACAGAGTATGGTGCTTCAACTCTAAATTGGTCAGAGTTTTCAACTGTTACTGCACCACCCACACCTCTTGCTCTCAATGCAACTTTACCATATATTGGAGTTGCTGAGCCTGTTGGTGAATAGTTTTCAATTACAATATTCTTACCATCTACTGAAGAAGAATACCAGTTTTGTATTTTTAAATCTTGTGTTGTAGTTCCAACAAAGAATGCACCTGCTGATCCTGAACCAACATATCCGATACCGTCAATTTCTAATCCACCATTAACAGATGAAGTAAATGTTCCATTGGTTGTTCTTACATTACCGAATGCAGTTATGCTTCCTGTTAATTGATTTACATTTCCTTTTATTTCAATTGCCCCACTTATTGCTGTCGAACCGGTAACTTGTAATCCATTAGTTACAATCAATGGAGTTAATACAGTTACTCTGCCATCAGTATAGTTTGCTTTGTTTTGGAAACCGAATATAGCAGGATATGTATCAGCTGTATTATTAACATATATACCAGGTCCAAATGACCAGTTAGGGAAAGCCGCAGGGTCAACAGAGAAACCAATTTCATCTGCTGTTGAAAGGTTAGCTGCAAATGTTGCTTGAGGACTTAATGCAGCTGAATTAGTAAGATTTCTTACTGTAATATTATTTCTATTTATTGTAGTTTGCCCTTGCGATCCTGAAACTACTAATGTTGGTGCAGTTGTTGCACCAGTTGCAGATGAACTGATAAATACTTGTCCGTTTACAACTAAATCTCTTTGTGCTGATGATGAAATGAAAACACTACCAGTAATTATTTGATTACCATTAAATGAATTGCTTCCAGTTGTTGCATATGAGCCTGTTCTTGCATTTAAACTATCAATGCTAACTTGCTGAGATGCTGAACTTGCATTCAAATTAGATATTGAAACTAATGCAGATGCAGAAAATGTTTCTAAGTTAGCAGTTTCAACTAATAAACTTGCAGTTGTACTATTTAAATTAGTTATTGATATATCTGCACTTTGAGTAAATAAATTTAATGATGCAAGACTTCCTGTATTAACTGTAATACCAAGTACATTACCATCTCCTTGGAAGAAACTTATTACATTACTATTATTTGAATTAGATGCTGATACAAAGAATGAGCCTGTATTAATACTGCCACCACTTCCACTCACGTCAGGAATGTTTACACTAAATTGTGTTGCATTTCCTTTAGTAAAAGTTAAATCTCTTGTTCCATTATTAAATGAAGCAGTAATTAAGAAACTACCACTTTCTGTTTCTGTTACATAAGATGCAGTAGCAGAGTTTAAATTACTTATAGATACGTTTACACTAGCAGAATTACTTTCTAATGAAGTAACTCTTTGGTCGTTAGACGAAGTATATGCATTAAAAGAAGAAGTAGTTACGAAGGTACCTGCACTTCCACTCACGTCAGGAATGTTTACATTAAATGTTGTGTTATCACCTTTGGTAAATGTTAAGTTTCTATTTCCGTTATCAAAAGATGCAGTGATTAAAAATGAACCACTCTCTGTTTCTGTCACATAAGATGCTGTTGCAGAGTTTAAATTACTTATAGATACGTTTACACTTGCAGAATTACTTTCTAAAGAACTAACTCTTTGGTCATTTGATGCAGTATATGCATTGAATGATGCAGTAGTTATAAAATCACCTGAACTTCCACTAACATCAGGGATATTAACATTAAAGATTGTATTATCACCTTTTGTAAATGTTAAGTTTCTTGTTCCGTTATTGAAAGAAGCAGTAATTAAAGTAGATGCAGTAATTGCAGATGTTACAAAACTACCTGTTTCACTCTCTGTAATCCAACTACCACTTTGTCCACCTATTGTTGCCAATTGAGCTTGTAAAGATGCAGTAGCAGAATTTAATTTAGTGAAATCAACATCTACAACTGCTTTACCACTAACAAAAGATGCAGTGATACCATTACCTACAAAGTTAATTTGATTTACATTGTTTACAAAAGTTCCTTCATCGTATATTCCAACAGATGTAGTAAACGATGCAGTATATGCTTCCAAATTATTTAATCTACCATTTGCAGATTGTGTAAATGCGTTAACACCACTATTGATTGTTAATTGAGATGCAGTGAATGCATTCAATGAATTAAATGATGGTTGTTGAGATGCAGTAAAACTTTCTAAAGCATCTATTTGTTGGTTCCAACTTGCACTATCAGAAGTATATGTTGCCTGATTAACTGTCGAGTCAATCATATCAACATTAAAACCTCTTAAGTCTGATGGAGTGATTGCTCCGCTATTATTATCTGGAAATGAGGTATTATTTTCTACCTTTAATGCCTGTTTTGAAATTTCAGCCATGTTATATTTTATTTTATTAGTCTAATATAATATCAAAACCATCACTATACCCGTCACTAAACGCACCACCTTTAGTTCTATTTGGAGATTGTGTTTGTCCAATTCCTTGGTTCATTAGGTATCCTTTACAACATTTAACATCGTAAGTGTTGCTATCCAAACAAAGACATCCTTGTCTGCTATTCTTTGGTGAAGATAATCCTCTAGTAGGTCCCAATGAAATACCTGAATTATTCTCTCTGTTGACAGAATAACGCAAATTACCATTCCTACTGTTGCTCCATTTCCCAGCCATAGTTGTGTTTAATATATAAACAACTAAATGGGAATAAATCGTTATACCCCTTGCTGCTGTTTCTTCAATGCTTCTCTATGTAAAAGATTTTTAAGAGTAGTTTCGTCTGATTTAAAAGAAAGATAAAGCAAACATTTCTCTAAAGGTTGTTCTGTTGCCCAATCTATACGCCCAAATTCTCCGTCTGCAAGTTCAATAAGCGTTTGGTAATTTCCCCACTTTTTTCCAAAATTGATTTGATGTTGGGTGGCAGACCCTCCACCTTCAAAGATTTCAGGGTAGCGCTCAATAAGTCCATTAACGTATGAACAAAAAAAAACAAGGCTCCGAAATGTACATCCATTGGGACTTCTAGCCAAATGGTTTCATCACCAATACCTTCGTATGGTTTGATTGTATACATATCAGCTTTTCTATCTGTGATTGGTCTGTATAGTATGGACATTATCTTTGCCCAATTATCGTTTATAGTTAATTCACCAAACTTACTAATGTCCGCATATGCTCCATAAGATATTTGGGATAAGTTAGGTTCAAATCCATATTCTTTATTTCCTATTTTTATTATCCTTTGCAATGGTAAATCAGTAGTGTGAATAAATCCTTCCAATATTCCTTTTATCTCATTGAAATCTTCTACACTTAGTGATTGCACATACTCTGCATCTAATCCGCATAAATGTGAAAACATCAATGCAGTCATTGCTTCTTCATTATCTGAATAGTTTGCTAAATCTCTTTGTAAATTTAAATACTTCTTTAAACTAATCCCTGCCCAATCAGTTGGAATTGTTAGTGTCATTTCTTTGCCCATATGCTAATAAGTTTAATATGTTTTGTAATCTTTTGGTTTTCTTTTCTTCGTTTTCTAATTTTGCATTCATCACTATCATCTTTGCCTGTAAATCTTCATTCTCTTTGCGTAGATGTTGTGTGTATTGTATTAGTTCTTTTATTTCTTCTTCTGTCCACGTTTGCATATTAATAATGTATGTTTCCGATTGTTAAGGCATACCTACCTTTGTTTTGTGCTTTCTGTGATAATTTCATCATACAACAATATCTTGCTGCATCAATTAAGTGGTCGAGTCCACCTTCTGGTGTATCCGTTGTATATCCGTATTTGTCAGATGCATACTGATAAGCATACATCTCATTAATTAAATTAGTTGATTTCTTTGTAATGAATATCTTATGGTTTTGCATTACACTAATACCAAACTTAATACTATCCTTACCTTTTACAACAGGCTTAATATTAAACCCACTTCTATACAACTCTTCTATTAA